CGTTCTTCGCCGCGCTGCTAATCTTGTGCGCCAGTTCCGGCTCTGTCCACGGTGGCGCGCAAGTCTGATTCCATTCTCGAAGCAAGGCTAGCGCTGTCTCCTGATCTAGCCCGAAGCCTTCCACCAGCTCCATTGCCGCGTGGTAAGTCTGCCCATGGCCACCGCTGCCGCTTACCGCGCCGGGTATCTTCGCCAGGTACGCGCGGGCCCGAGCCACGGTGTCCGGCTCGGTTCGCTGGCGTTCCAGACTTTGCAGCGCCGCGGATTGCCGGGCCCAAGCGCCGACCAGCCCCACCTCGATGGCTCGGTTGTTAGTCTCGCGGGTGGCTTCGTCCAATACCGCCGCGGGGGCGCTTGCCACGAATGCGATTCGTTGGGGCCTGTCGCCGGTATCGGGGCCCTTCCGCGCTCGGGTGCCGTATAGCTTCCAAATCCGGGCCGCGTTGTAGGTGACGGTATCTACCGCCGCTTCGGCTGTGTCGCACCGCTTCGCCAGCTCCGCCAAGATTATCTTGTGCCGGGTCCGGCTGTCGTCATCGTTGGGCCAGTCTATCGGGTAGCAAAGGTGCCACCCGTTGCCACTAGAACCAATAACCGGCGCCACTAGTCCCGCGGCACCCATGATTGCTTGAACGTGAGAAGCCACCTGCCACGCTGCCGCGCGCTCTGCTTCGCTTGCGTTGCTGCCGGTGGGCCTTGTCGGGTCGATGTCGATAAGCAGCCACCGCCGGCGTAGGATGTCGGCGTCTCGCGTGCAGACTGTCGCCGGGCCAATCTGCCCGAGACGTCGCGCCGCTAATTTGGGCGCCACCGGGTTGGGTGTAAAGTAAATGCCGGTTGCTTGGCTTCGCTCGAGGTCTGCCACGGCCCGGGCTGCTGCGTCAAGGTTCTCGTGCTTAAACCAACCGCATACCGCACCGGCGGGAAGAAAAGCTCGAATCTCAATGATGTCGCCGGGTTCTGTGAAATACTCGAGGCATTCCAATACTCGTTCCTGTTCTGTCATCTTCCTCTCCGTAAGAGGCGCCGGTACCGCGGAAGGTACCGGCGCGTTGCTGGTCAATCGAAACTAGAAGGGCATATCGTCCTTATCGAAACTTGGTTCCACTGGCTGAGGCATGGAAGGCGCCACCGACGTGATGCGGATATTGTGCCACGGCTTGCCGGCTTGGCTAAGTCCCGAGGTTTTGTTGCACCGGAAGGCCTTCCCAATCAAGCCTGGCACCGTCTCCCGAAGCATGCGGGAGAAAGGCTTGCCAGCCGCTACCGTCCATTCATGGACTGGGTAGCCAAGAATTGCAAGGTCGGCGCCCAGAAGGTTTGCGCTTAGTGGCGTTCTAAAGAAGGTCGCCGCTTCGCATACCGTGCCGGTAAATGGCCCGGCTGTTACTCGGTACCGCCAGCGCAAAATTGTTTCGCCTGACTTGTCGAGGGTGACAAGTTCCGCGTGAACTATTTCGAGCTGGTAAGGCCCGTCTTCAAGCGCTTCCAAGCCCGCGGGCCTGCTGTTCTGTGACGGGTTAAACGCATGGTCAAACTGATCTAGGCTCATTGTTTTCCTTCTCCCTGAATTGCTTTTCGTTCTTCAACCATTTCCTGCAAATCAGCAATAACGTTTGCCGCTTGCACCGCGGTAAGGTCCGCGGATTGCTTCACGTTGTAATGCTCTTTCACTCCCAACCAGAAGCTTGCATCAACCCCGGCCTCGCGCCCAAGGCGCGCCATTTCTGCCAGCGCCTTTACCCCGGCTTTCCGTTCCGCCGGCGCTGTCGGTGCTGCCTGAACTGGTGCAGGTAGTGCCAGAGGTTCCACCGCCGCCCCGGGAATGCTTTCGACTTCTGACTCGTCTAGCATCCCAAGGCCGCATATTGAAAGCGTTACGCGCCGCTTCGCCTTGGTCTCCGCCTTCATCAAGGCGTTAGCCACTGCGTCCACCTGAAGGCCTTTAACGGGCACTGCGCCGGTGCTTTCGTCTGTTCTGCCGTCGGGCATGGTGGCACGTGCTGTCACTACGTGCACGCCGTCGGTGGTTTCACGGTTGACGATTGATACGCTCACCCGGTGCACTCGGCGCAACTGGTCGGTTGCGTCTCGGCGCGCGTACAAAACAAGTTTGCCACTAAGCCGGAGGTACTGGAACGGTTGGCTTTCCAGCGTAAGCCCGGTGGCTTCGCATATTCTGCGCACTAGCTCGAGACGCTCTGCCGGTTGCAGGCGCTCAAGGTTGCCATCGACCACCGCGGTTTCCCACCTCTCCGCGGTGCTTTCCATCGGCATAAGCTCACTTGCCATCTTGATTCCTCTCCCTTCTAATTTCGCTTCTGTCAATCCGAACACTAGGCCCGGCGGTAATGCGCAGGCTCACACGCCCACCCGCCGCCGCCTCCACCATAATCACACACTCGTTTTCCCCTTCGCCGATCACTAGCTCTTCGCCGACTTTACGGTTTAAGTAGAGCCCGCCAAAACTTGGCCCGTATGTCATCTTGAAACCTCCATGGTTATGTGGGCCGCTACTGGCCCTTGGTTAATCGTTACCGTAATTGTTTCCGCGTGCCGGCACCCGGCCACCAATGCCAGGAGCGCCAAGCCCCACCGGATTGATGGGCGCCCCTTCGGCACCCATGGACGGTATACCACGGGTTTGGCTGCTTCAATTTCCGCCTTGGCCTTAGCCTCGGCTTCCGCCAAGGCTTCAACCGCTGGCTGTATTTCGTCGGGTTTAAGGTCAAGCGATTTCACGGTGAGGTCTCCGTGCTTTCACGCATTCCAGCCCGGGGTGCGTTAATCCGTTGGCAAGCTCGCCAAGCTTCCAGAGGCGTTTGTACAAAAGGTCTTCGCCAAGGCTTTCAAGGTCTGCAACTAATCGTGTTGCTTCGTAGGAAAGCGCCAAGAGGCGCATCTTGAATTCGTCTTCCATTGATTCCATCGGTCCATCTCCTGAAATAAGTGGGCAGGCCTGTGACAAAGAACCCTCGGGGCCACGCACCCCGCGCCAGGCCTGCCCGGTTTCCCCACGCGGTATTTATCGGGTGGGGGTGGCGGGAAGGCCTGCCAATCATTCCCTAGTCATGCACTGGTGTAAATCCCAAACGTCGCCAAGCTCTTCTCGGGAGCTGCCGTCGCGCTCCCACGTTTGATAGAAAATCTCAATGGCTTGCTCGATGTTTTCGGCGTCTACCCGTCGAGTGCCGTTGTACCCGTTAGCCAATACGCTGTAGCCAAGCTGAAAGGTGAGGCGTTCCATTCTCAATCTCCATAAGGTTTGCGACCCAGACCCCGAAGGGTTTCGCCCCGGCGCCCCGGGGCTCGTCAGTGGGTTTCAACCGCGCCTTTGGTCTACAATCCATTGGGGCGGTAAACATTCCGAAGGAGCTTCGTCGCGGGCCTTGTAACCGTCTTTGAATCCTTTTCTGTATAGGAAAGCTTCTTTGCTTGTCAAACCAGATTCGCGGCAAGAACAATCAGCAAAACCATCTTCAAAACCAACCCAGTAAAACTTTTCCATCTTCCGTCTCCCGTTTGCGTTTTCTTGAAACCGTCCTTCGGCTCCATGCCTGTATTCTAATCAGCGTTGCGACCCTGTCAAGAGGTTCCGGAAGATTTTTCCGGAACCCCGAAAAGTTTTCTTATAAGGCTTCAATAGTAAGGCCGCGGTCCTTGGCGATTTTTTCCGCCAGGCGCTGGGCGCTACGCTCGCTCCGGCAATCATAAACCTTGCCGACCCACTCGCCGTCGATCATAAGGCCCACGCACCAGATAAGGCTTTCGTCATCGTCGCCCACTTCTTGGGCCTCAGTGATTGCCACGTAGTATTGCGATTGGATTTCTGGAAGCTCTTCGGCTTCGGTGTCACCGACAAACCCGGTGAACTTCAAGAATTGCTGGTCATCTGACTTGGGGTCAACCGCGCCGTTGTAGTTGGTGTTGACGAAAGAAAAGTAAGTCTGGCTCATGGTCCCGTTCTCCGTGTTGGCGTTTCTGACTGCGTCCTTCGCTGTCATGCCTGTATTATGATCAATGTCGCGACCATGTCAAGAGGGCCCGGAAGAATTTTTCCGGGCCCAAGAATTTTTCTTAGAGGCTAAGGTAAAGCCCCGTGCTGCGCTCGATGATTTCAACCAGCTGGTCGGCATAAACACCAGATAAATCAAGCTTCACGTTTTCGCCCTTAATCGTCATTCGGCTGAAAACCATGGTGTAGGTGTCGTCGGCATCCAAGGTGATTTTTACCGAATTGATGCCGTTCAAGCCGCGGGCCTTGAACTTGAACCAAAGCTGGTTTGGTTTGCCGTGCCCGATTTGAACCGTTCCGCCGATCATTACCATGGCGCGCACGCCGCCGATTTGAGCGAAGGTTGTCGATTCGATTTGATTCAAAGTTGCCATTGTCCCGTTCTCCGTATTCGCTGTCTTGGTCCCGTCCTTCGGTTCCATGCTTAAATTCTAGTCGGTGTTGCGACGCTGTCAACACGTGATACAATAAATTTTTCACCACGAGGATTTTTCAATGCTTGATCTGGTTCCGCATGTTAACGCTCGAGAGCTCGCAGCAATGTTGGGCATAACCACCCAATCGGTTTGGGGCTTGGTGCGCCGCGGTGCTATCCTGCCACCCATTCGCATGAGTGCCCGTCGCCATGTCTGGTGCCTTGCCACTGCTGAGGGGATTGTTCGCGCGCGGAAGGAACCTAGGCTCCCGCAGGACACCACCCACCGCCGGCGCCGCGGAACCCAGCTCACCGTATGGGTGCCGCCGGAGTTGAAGCAGGCGCTCCAAGGTTTGGCTAAGGAAAACGGTACCACGCTCACCGGTGCCGTTTGTGCCGTCATCAAGTCTTGGTGGCTTGTTTGGGATAGCCAAACAAGGCCCGGTGTTTGTTTGGGTAAACACGACGGGTTAAAGTCTTAGTCGGCTTGGGGTTGTGGTTTCTTGTTTGGTTGTTTGGAAGCCCCTATATACACCATAGGGGCTGTTCAAACAAGTGACTTATGGTAGGTCAATTAGGATAGATTGGTCGGCAATGTATTGGTGATCGACACCGCCAAAAGAGGTCAGGCGCTCCGGGGCGATTAGGTCCGCGGGCCGCATGGCGCCCCGGAACACCCATTCGGATTCCGGCCCCGTTCCGGTCATCAATACGTACCAGGTACGTTCAACCGCGGGCCTGTATTTCCGCACCGATACCCGGAGGCTTCCGGTAGGGTAGCGGGTGCATTTGATGTCCACCCCCTCGCCATTGGAAAGCCTGCAATCTATTTCAAGCGCCACGCCGGCGCCCTCTCTGATTCCTTCCGGGTATATGTTCAAGAGCTTGCAGAACGCCAATTCGGAGCAGCTTGCCAGTAGGTCTTGATCTTGCCACGCCCCGGCCCTGCTGCCGTCGCCAATGGCCCACCCTGGGACCTGTTGACGCGCCCTCCATTCGGCGCGCCGTGCTGCCATGGCGCGGGCCAATTCCTGCTCCGGCGCCGCCAAGGTAACCGCAGTTCCTTTGATCATCGGCGCCCCTTGTTGGTTTAGGCTGTTTGCATATGCCAAACAACCTTAAGGCCTTGCGTTGTAATGGTTTGCGTATGTTAGTTTGCAATTTCCACGGGGTAGGGTTTGTTGTTTGGCGCACCCAAACAACGTTTAAGGCCTGCATTCAAGGCGCCGCCGGTAGTTCCCCGCGTCTTGAATTACGTGTTCGTTATAGCTGGTCCACGACTTCAGGTGCCCGAAGACAAAGTGGCAATCCCTGCAAAGCGGTATCAGGTTGGTGGGCTCCAATTCCAGTTCCGGCGCAATGTGCACCGGTACCAGATGGTGAGCTTCAAGGTCGCGATCTGTGCCGCATGCTAGGCAGTCGGCGCCCTTCAAGGTCCGGTTGCGAAGGGCACTCCACCCCGAGGCCCGAGGCGCCCCGAATATCATCCGCATGGTGGAAGTGAACAAGCCGTCAATCATGCCGCACCCGCCAGGTGATTGGCGCCGGCTTGGTGGGCCCGGGCCTTGGTGTTGGTGTTGGCCGTGCTGTTGGCCTCCTCACTGGCGCGACGTACCGCCGCACCGATAAGGGCGCCCCGGGTCATGTCGGACATGGTGGCGCCGCCAAGATAAACCAGACGATAGCAATCATCGGTACCTCACACACGCATACCAGCCGTTCCGCCCACGCGCCACGCCGATTTCAATTGCCACCCGCTGCCCGTAGTAGCAACAATTCCGGATAGCTTGCCCGGCGCTTGCCGCTGAGAACCCAACGCCTTCATACCGGTAACTGCCGCCCCTGTGGGCCATTCGCCCCGCCTGTGCCGAAGCTTGGGCGGAAGCTTGTGCGCTCTGTGCTGGCGCCAGTGCAAGCGCCGCCAATAGAATCCATGTCATCAAATCACCCTCCAACCAGCTGCACCCGATTCGTCAAGCAGGGTATTCAGCCTGCACCGGCTGTAATCCCATAGCGCTCAGACAATCAGCAAATCCCCAGAGCATACCCGTCGATTGCCCCGGATCATTAGTCGCATACAAAATCCCGTCAGGATTGCCACATCTCCAGTAGGTAATGCCAGGAGTATCATCGAGGCCTAGCGACTCGAGCGCCTGCCGTATCGCCTCGGTCACAACAAACGATGAGCCGTAATGAGTCGCTGGCTCTAATCCATTAGCGGATAGTTTGCAGCCATACCATTCAGGATGAGCCGGGTCTCTTGGAGCGCCATCGTCACACGGGAACGCAATATCGAGCGCAGCGATTGCGCCCGGCATGGCCTGCGCGAGTGAGATCACATGGACGGTATGCTGCCAAATTGTAGTCATTAATAGATGCCCCACTTAGCGTTCAAGTAAGTGCGAACACTGGATTTTTCATTAGTGCTCAAACTTTGATCATACACCAGATATTCGCAAACAACGCCGCACACACTCATGGCGTAAATGTTGCTGTTGACTACAGATGCGTTGCTATAAGTCTGATATGACGACCCATTTCTTAACAATTCGTCACTAGACTGTGATGATTTCACAAACTCGATCAAGTATTTTCCAGTATCCGAATGCGATATTTGCGATCCTACAAAGCCTGAGTCTGCCCAAGCCACTCCATCTCGAACAATCCTAAATGTAGAGCGCCCATTTGGGACTGCTAAACCAGAAGTGAAATAACGATAAGCAACACAATTTACAGTTGCAATCGAAGAAACTGGAAACCGGATAACTGTAAAAGTATGCCTAGGGTAGTTAGCCCCTGCCGTGCCACTGATCGTGTCATTTGAAACGTCAAATTGAATAGCATTACGCCCATTTTCTAAGGCTAATTTTAAAGCCGGTTTTTTTGTGCCATCGCTTTGTGTTGCGTGCCTTGTATTGCCGCTTTTATCCGCCCATCTCCCCACAACATCACCGTCTGCTGTCGCTGGAGTCAATCCAGCAGAATCCGTAAACAAAGTGCTTGCATCGCTGGCATCAAGCCATAATTGCAGACCAGCTATGCTTTGAGGTGAAAATGCTGTTGCTGGTGCTGAAGCGCCAACTCCTAGCAAAGGTAAACTCATAGGATATCCGCCATAACAGTTTTTCCAATTATACGTTAACTTCAATATAGCAAAGGTGCCCGGCAACGTTTACCGCGCCGCCAAGGCTAAGGTTTAAGGCTTCGCCGGGCTCCGTCTGAAATAGACCATACGCGCCGCCGGGTGCAAGGATTCCCACCGATGCCGAGGCGCCGCCGGAACTGGCAAGGCTCATCGGGCCCGATAGTGCCGTCGATGCCGACTGCCAGGTTGCCGTAACGGCACCCGCTGCAACAATCACATAGGAAACCACCCGAATTCGTTTACCCGTAACGGCTGCCACGATTGCGTTGTTGCCGCTGGCGCTTGCGTTAATGGCTGCAAATTTCATAATTAGAGCCCCAATTGCTTGGTGAGAATCCGAATTGCGATGCTCAAAACCAATGACCACGGGAACAGGCCTTGCACTGCTTGGGCGCAAGTCGGTTCCTGTTCGATAGCCGCCTCAAGCACCGCCAAGTCGCCGGCGCCTTCCAAGGTTTCAGCCACCGGGTCGGCTGTAATCAGAGGCCCACCGCCGAGGGTTTGCGATAGCGCATAACCTGCCACGTTCCAGCACGCATGGACCAGCACCGGCGCCGGGATGTCGCCGCCCTTGACGCGATCCACGAGCAGCCCAAGGGCATAGGTTGGGAAGTCGGTTGGGTATGGGGTAAGCATCATCAGATACTCCAATTGATTCGGCGCGCCGGGAAGCCGTCAAGGCCTGAAAAGGCCCAACTGTCACCAGCTCCCAACATTCTATCAACTACTTCCGCATCAGCCCAAAACCCGCACGCCGGCGGGTTGCCGGCGCCAATCGGCCCGGTGTGTTTGTTGTCGCCCCAGCTATTGCAAATAAATCCGCCGGGCCTGCTGCCGCTCTTATAGCCGATAAGCGCCATGCAATGATTCCAGGTTCCCGCGGCCTTGGCGAATCCGTCGGCATCTCGCTGGAACACAAACCCGCGGCTTGAACAGATTGCGATTCCGTACCCACTAGCCAAGGCTTGGCAAGCCTGTTGAAACGTTTTCACCAACGTAACAGCTCGCACTGGGTGGAGGCGCGCCACCGTCTCAATGCTGTCGGGTACACCAGTCCTTCCCCACTGCCGGCACCGTGTTTCATCGTATTGGCGCAAATCTTCGGCGCCGTAGACTTCCCGATCCACGACACCCCACCGCCGCACAAACTCCGCCGCCCACGCGCCTACCGAACCGTCACCGCTGATCTTGCCTCCGCCCACTTCTACCCGACTTCCGGCGTAGATGACTTCTTGCGCCAGGTCCTTGATGCCTTCCGCTTCGCCGGCCAGGATTTCCGCCGCCATGGTTGCTTCAATTGCTGCCGCGGTGCCAAAGCTCACGCAGCTCCCCACCTGCCCTTGGTTCCTGCCCGGCCACGGCTTGCCGGTGATGGTCTCGCGGGCTTTCCAAAGGAAGGCTTCCGGCGGTATGGTCTCTCGCTCTGCCGCGGGCGTCATCGAAAAAAACGGGAACGGCTGGGCGCCGGCCACCACCGCCACCGCTTCCGGATCGTCCACCCACCCCGGCACATAATCGACCATCATTTAAGGCTCTCCAAGATTTTCCCAAGCTTGTTATAAATTTCCGTTGCCGCGGTGCGAATAGAAGGGGTGAGCGCCGCGTCTGGGTCTGTTGGCAATACCGCCGCTAATTCCTCGCCCAATCGGTTCCGGATAGCTTCCAGCGCCATGGGTGGCAATGTCGCCACGGCCTGCCGGCGCGCAAACGTGAACAGGTCACCGGCTGTTTTGATCTCGGGATCTGTTGCCGCCTTGGCTGCTCGCCGGTATACGTCTGCCAGCGCCACCACCTGCTTTGCCTTGTCTGGGTCTTGATTGACTTCAAGCAGCGCCTGCAACGCCACCGCTAGCGGGTCCGTTGGTGCCACCGGCCCGGGTGGCACCGGTGGAGCGCTGCCCACTGTTACGACGCATACCGCCGCCTCGCTGGGGATGTCTCCCGCCGCCGTCCATGCCAAGACTTTGTACTGCCCCGGCGCCATGGCTGAAAAGATTGCGCTCCGGGTCGATTCCATCACGATAAGGTCGGCATCGTCTCCCGCCAGGTACCACCGGATTAGCTTGCAATCTGTCTTGGCTGCAATCTGTACTAGGCGCCCCGGCCTTGCCGCTACCGCCGGCGGTAGGGTCACCGTAGGATCTGCCGCCAAGGCTGCCAGTATTAGCCACATCATTGTTTCGCCCCATTCATGCGCGAGATTTCGGTGTTGGAACGGGCCAGCTCGGTAATTTCCCGCGCCATGTGCTCTTGTGTTGTTGCGATTGTTTCAAGGGTTTGGCTTAGGCTTGAAAGGAACTCAAAATGCCTGTCCCGAATCGGGATGATTAGGTGCTGGGCGATCCATTGCGAAGTAGACCAGATGCCATAGCCGATAGCCACAAGCGCCGCCGTAGGCAATCCAACGGCTTGAATCCATGTCGGGTCCATCTACGTACTCCGAAGGTTTGGCGCCCATCATATCACGGTTGGGCGTAGTCGGTGCAATCCGAGCATGATTTGAACCGGCTGCCCTGCGCGCCGAACCGCACGCATTCGCCGTGAATGATGCACGAATGGAGCGCCGAACACCCGCACGCCGGCTTGGGGTCAATCAGTTCCCCGAGGTGCACGCATGCGGTAGCGGCCCGGGTTTTCATCCGCTCGATGATTGCCAGCCGTTCAACCTGATACGTTGCCGCTGGTTCCATGGGTGCCACCATTGCCGAGGGTGTTATTGCGTTGTCGACACACTCCGCGGTAACTCCCGACGGGAATTCCAGCCCGTATAGAATCACTACCGGGTCACCTGCCACGCCGCTAAACGTCACCGTCGCCACCCAGTGCCCGGTATCGGCCAGCACGCCGAGGTTAAGCGTATAGGTGCCGACGGTCCACGCTCCGCCGGGAATCCTAATGGCCACGCATGGCGCGCTCTTGGCCACGGATTTAACCAGCAAATCAAAACCGGCCACCGACGTATATTGTATCTGTTGTTTCTCTGCGCCGTTCACCGGGTCTTCGCCGCCGCACCCGGTGTTGAGAAGGTCTGCCAGGCTTGGGTATATCGGCGTTGGGCTGAGGTTTGCCGCCACCGGTGGAAGTAAGCCGGTGCCCGAATTGTTTCCCTTGAAACACCCCATCCGGCCACCGGTGCGGTTTACTCCGAGCTGGCTCCACTGGGGCCTGAAGGTTCCGGCCATCGCGGGTTTGACCAGCGCCGCCAGGCACGAATACGTTCTCTTGCCGGTGTCCATTGAACAATCCGATAGCGGCCCGTTCTCCGCCTTGCCATTACATCCCAAACGGTAGGGCATAAGCTGGATGGTTGCCGTTGCTGAGCGTATGTCTGTCTCGCAATAACCGCCGGAAGGCACAAACGGTATCGGGTCAGGGTGTCCCATCACCCACGTTGTGTTCCTGTCGAGAGGGTCCGCCAATGGGTCCAAGATCCTGTTAAGCGTAACGCCGAAGGTCCCGCAGGTAACGTAGGTGTTGCTTCCATCCGCCGGCGGGGGCGAGAATTCAACCGCCGGCACCAGGCGCTCCATGGTCACCGATAGCCCGAGGCTTGCGTCTGCATTCACCACCATGACGGCTCGAAACCGAAAGCTCATGCCGTAGTCGGGTGGGCCTGCAATTAAAATAGATGATAGGTTTGCTTCCCCCTGCCAAATGCCTTCCGGCGCCGGCGTCTGTGGCAAACACCCGAGGCCCATAGTTACCGGCTGGGGAATGTATCGTGAAGGGCCAGTACCCACCGAGGGGCACGTAGACGGATCACGCGCGAAGGTAAGGTAGAGTATGCCCATTTGCATAGGCCACCCGATAGCGGTGCACGCCAAAGCACAATCAAACGTGATCGGCACCGAATACCCCGCCGCGCTTGGCGCGCAAATATACTGCGCCACTGCAAACCGGTGGTTTCCCTTAGCTTCGCCTTCCGGCGGTATTAGGTTGATGGTTCCAATTTCAGGCATTAAGCACCAATGAAAAACTTGAGATTGGAAAGCGAAAGATACGCCACTTGTTCCGTGAGTTGTTCCGGATTGTTGCTGTTCTGCAATAGCGGGAATTTAATCGGTACCGCTATACTTCCGCCCACCGAAGCACCGGCGCCGAAAAACAAGTAAGGGTCCCAAGGGGTGGTTATTCCACCGACAATCCGGGTGTAGGTCCAATACCGAAGCGCCGCCACCCGCGGACTCTTCAAGAACTTGCCGCTGCTATTTTTGGCCAAATAGATCCAAACCTCGAGAACCAATATCTGCCGCTTCGGGTCAAGCTTCGGCACCGGAGGGGGCCCGATATAGACCATATCATCGGGGGGCTTCACCGGGTTCTTTACCGCGCCGAGATTCCAAAACGCGATCCATGCTAGCCCATCAAAAGTGCCTTCCAGTCCGCCGGCTTCGTTGTACACGGGAAGCGCTTCGCAAAATGGGGTAAAATCTTCGTGTATTCCGGTGTTGCTTCGGTTCACATCGGATAGTGAATCCTCGAAAAACGAGTCGGCCATCATAGGTTCCGCCACATGCCGGTTGCTGTAGCACCACCCGCCAGGCATAAGGTTCCCGAGCCAGTCCTCGCCCCATGTTGTATCGGTTGCATCCTGCCAATAGACGCTGCCGGCTGCTAGGAACGGATCGTTGGCTTGGTCGCGCTTGGTGAGCCGAATATAGGTGCTGGGCATCGTGAACCGCGGGCCTGTGTAGGTCACCGTATACGCCGGGATGCCGTAGGGTGCCGTCACCACCGGAAGCCACTTTGCCACGTCTGCCAGGTCAAATCTAACCTTCTGTCGAAACGTTACCCCGTTGGGAAGTCCGGTATCCGATCCATACGGGATTGCGTTCCTGCCTGCTGCATCATGCGGAAGAATCATCTTGTTGCCACACAAACCGGTTTGAAAATCCACGGGTTGCGTGATTTCCCGAGTGTAGAAAAGCACATGGAGCGAAACCGACGGAAACGCCGACCCAGCGTCTACTTGGTTGAGACAATTCCCGGCCAGCAGTTCGCCCTTAAATCCGTTCACATTGTCACCGCGTTGATATTGATTTGAAGTATTGAAGAGCCTTGCGTCAAGGCGCCGGCCAATGTGAAATAATAGACGCCACCGACAAACGAGCACCCGTTGCCACTGGCTGCCGGCGTGAAAATGCCGGGGCCAATACCGCCGACGTTGCCCACCACTGCACCGGTGGGCTCTGTGCAAAGGCTAAGCGTTGTCGAAAAGCTAAATGGTAAGCCGATGGAAAAGTAGCTGTAAACGTCCCCGCATGGGGATGATAGCGGTAAGGTAAATGCCGTCGGTGTTGTCGGGAATGTTCCGCAGGTTCCGCCGGAGCAATACCATAGCCCACTTACGCTAGCCGGTGGCGCCTTCCAACCGCAGCACGAATAGGGGCGCGGAAGGGCTCCGTAGAAAGTCGAGGTTTTGCTGTCCCAGCATTGGAAGGTTTTGACTTCGCCCATGGTACTACTCGTAGGTCACGTATAGGATATTTCCCACGCATTGAACCGATGAAATGCTTGAACCGCTACCGCCGCCGCCGATATCGAATTCGTAGTTGACCTGCCCGCGGTTCTCACTTCCGGCGCCGCGCACCCGGAGTCGTACAATCTTGCCGGTTGCCGCCGCCAGGTTATTCATTTCAAATGCTTGGTTGGTTTCGCCGTCGCCGACGATTCCAAACTCTTTCAATTCATAATCCTGCCCGGTGCCGGCCACCGTCATTTCTTCCCACATGTAGATCGTGTTGCCGCTCTCGCTGGTGCCATAGCTGCCGGTGATTCGGCCCACTATTGCCTTGGTGCCGGCGGTGCCGATTTCAATTGCGTTGCCGCTCATTGAAAGCGTCGCGCCTTCGCCTGCCCGGAGCAATGGTAACTTGGGTTCCTGTTTCATCATTACGCCACGTCGGGGTCAGTAAACAACAATTGGAACGGGAACGAGGGGTAAATCGGCTTCTTATTCAATGTCGATTCTACGTAATAATGGTACCGGCCACCGGCGCCAAACCACGGGAGCAGATTATGTCCTCCCGTCACGTTGTTACCGACTGCCGCCGGCGGTTGGTGCGCTGGGTCCGTCTCGGGGTCAAACCGGCTGAAGGTCATTTCAAGATCGACAAGCTTCAATGGCGAGACAATTGCCGGAGGCCCACCGCCGCCAAGGCCCACGAATCCCGGGTAAGCTGGAACGTACCGGCGGTGCGTCATTCCTTGAAACAATAGGGTGCCCGGGTCGTATGAATTCCAGTAGGTTTGGTTCACATGCCCAAGGCCTTGGAAAAGGTAGCCGTAGTGCCGGCTGTTGGGTTCTAAATATGTAATCGGTACCTGATACCAAAATATCTTTAGACCTGATTTGCGCTGGATTATTCGCACTTGCCCGGGAAGTGTTGCGCCGTCTGGGTTGTTGGTGCCGGCTGCGCCTTGGGCTTTAAATTTAAATTGCCCCTGCTGCGCTGTTATGAATTCCGCGGAAGGCACTTCATCATAGTCTGCAAACCTGTCCCATTCCTTCGCCCACGTATTGTTGTGCGATACCCCGTTGTCGTCAATCCAATCCATCTTGCCGACTTCAATTGCCGTATCTCGCAAAACAGCGTAGGGTCTTGGCGCAAAAGTTATTTCACATCGGTATAGTAAATACTTGGCGAAGTTGGGAAGCGCCGGCGCTTCTAATCCGTTGGTATAGACTTCCGAGGTAGTGCCGTTCACGTCGAAGCTTACGCCGGAGATCGCCACGTTTTCGGCGAATAGCCAAGGAAACTGTGGGTGCGCCAATGGCAACACTCGAATCAAGGCGCCGTTGCCCTTGGGGGTGGAACTTCCGATTATTTCTGTAATCACATCGGGTAAATCATACTTGGCTGGATCGACAAACCCCACCATGGTGGCTTTACTGCCGCCCATGTTATGGTTGCTGCTGCTGACTTGCCGGAGGCTCTCCACGAATTCAAACGCCATGGATTAGCTCCCGTAAATAAGGGCGCCGGCTGCTGAGCCGATGCCGCGGCCCACTGCGCCAATTGTGTAATCGTATGCCGTTGCAATGCCAGAGCCTACCGCCTGCACGGCTGATTTTACCGGCTTGGGAATCAGGCTTGCCACGCTTGAAGCGATCTTAGCCGGAAGGGCATTGATTGCCGCTACCAGGTCCGTGCCGTTGCCGCCAATGCCTTCTAGCTCTGCCACCATGTCCGCGTAAAAGTCCTCGGGCTTCTTCCCGGCCTTGCCACCGGGAACCACCGACGCAATAACCGCCGCTAGCGCCGCATCCCTGCCCACCGACTCAATGCTTTTTACCTGTGCATTCTGCGCCGCCGCGATGCCTTCGGCGCTTGCCTTCGGCGCCGCTAGCCCCTTGAAAAACTTCGTGAGATTGGCAAGCGCCGACGTGAACCCAAAGAATTTCATGAGGCTTGCAATGCCGCGCACCAATACCGCCACGAGGTTATTCATTGCCACCTGCACGCCTTCGGCGAAGTCCTTCAAGACGTCACCCACGTTGAAACCGAATAGGTCCCGCATAATGCCGGCAAGCGCCGTTACCAGGCTTCCGAATGCTAGCCAAATGGCCTTGGCCACCGCCGCCAAGGCTGTAAATATCGGGGCGATGGTTGTAAATATGTCACCCACCATTTCGACGATGGGCATAAGGGTTGCCGCTGCGACGAAGAAAACTTCCGTCATCGCATCGATTGCCGGCTGAAGTGATTCGATGATTCGCCCAAACGTTTCCGCTACTAGCCGTGCCACCGGCAACAATGCCGAGGCAAAGTCTTTGATAATTGGAACGATAGCTTGCATGATGGGCGCCAAGGCCGTGCCGATAACCGCGGTGAGGTCCCGCGTTGCCATATCCAGCTGTACCATGATTCCCGGGTTTACCGCGTCAACGAATGAGCCAATCTTCCCTGCCAGGCCTTGCACCATTTCAAGGAACGCCACGGGCGCCGCCGCCAATGCTGCTGCCCCGGCTGCCATGCCGCCGGTAGCTGCACCGACTGCCGCGCCGCCGGCCTTGGCTATTGCTCCGCCGGCCTTGGCCATTGCCCCACCTGCCGGAGCTGCTCCCGGTGCCGCTGGCGTTGCCAATGTTTGGCCAGAGCTGCTAGGCGCCTTCGCCTTGGATGTCGCCAAGGCCTTCATGGCTGCATCGTGTTCCGCCTTGGCGTCTGCCTTACGCTGGGCCAAGGCCTTGGCGCTGGCTGCCTCTTGCGCTTCCGCTAGGTTTTGATCGGCGTCTGCTGCCGCTTGAACTGCCGCCTGATATTCTGCCGCCGCCGCCGCCGTTGCCTTGCGCGCACTGTCAAGCGCGTCGGCCATTGCTTGGGTGGGGGATTGAAGCGCTTGCGCCATGGCTTCGGCTTCGGTTGCCTCGGCTGCTTGGCGCTTGGCAAGGCCTTCTTCTAGCCCCAGTTGCGCCGCGGTGTTGGCGTCAATTGCCGCTTGTAGCGCTGGGTCGATAATAACTTCCGCCGGTTCGCCTGCCGCCAAGCCTGCCGCTACCGTTCCACCTTCCTGCTCCTTAAGTGCTTCGACCACGGGTTTGGCTGACTGCTCCGGCGTTGGTGTTGCCGCTGGCTTCTTCTTCAACCATGCCACCATTGCCGTTGCCATGGGGGCTTGACGCTTGAAAAACTCGCCCACTGACGCAAACAGACCACCGCCGGCTTCGGGCGCCGCCATGGTCTCACGTCCCGTATCCGCGGTGTCTGCCGTCGGGCCTGTTGTGGCATCGGGCATACTCCCGGCAATGGTTTCAAGGGCTGCCGAATACCGCGCCAGGGCTGTAATTAACTCGCCAAGGCCGCCGGCACCGCCACCGGGCCCACCTGCCGCCGTCATGTCAATGCTGGCTGCCATGGTTGCCCCCCGTTTTCTTCTGCCAAGCCGCCTCAAGCTGGGCTTGATTGATTCCTAGACTGATTCCCATTGCGAAGTATTGTAGCCGTTCCTGTTCCGCTTGCTGTGCTGGCGTTAGTTCTGCTCCTTCGTGATCCACCGGTACCGGTAACGGGGCGCCGTCCTTGTCACGAGGTCGATAATAGCATTCTATGATCTGCCTGTCGGTTAGTTCTGCGATCTGGGCAAACGTGAGTTGGTACGGTTCGCCGGTGAGGTTGGCGTAGAGCGCCCACGCGTTGGGCGGGATGGCCGGGCCTGTTGGCTCTCCACCGGTGGCGCCGTTGTCGTTTTTTTTTGCGGGAATGACTCTTCCAAGATTGTTTGGAACAGATGCTTTAGTTCGACGTCGTGTTCCACGGTGAGGCTCACAATTTCGTCAGCAGTGCAGGGCCTGCCGGCGCTCACGTCGAATGATACGCTCGCCAGCAGTTGAGATACCCCGCGCACTGTCCCGAGGCTTGCCGCAAACGTTGGGCCGTTCCAGCTAAACACACCGGAGGCGATGTCGCGCCGGATTCCATCGAGGCTCTTAGAATAGCCGTCCTCGCCAAGAATCTCGCGGAAGTCTGTGATGGCTTGCATGGCTGCGCCGGTAAGAAAGCGCTCGTATTCTGATTTCACGCGTTGGGTGATTAAGCCAAACCGGTAGAGTCTGCCGCCAAGGCTGATTTCCCGCGGTGCTGCATGCGCGCCAAGCGCTTCCGAGATTGTTGCCACTGCGCCACCTTAAAACAGGATTATAAAGTTGCCGGTAGATTGCGCCGTGATGGAAAACTTGGCCACCCCGCGCACATCCTGAGTGATTGTAAGGTCCCTTACCATAGCGGTAATGGCAAACACGGGCCCGGCGCTCGTTGCGCCGAAGCCAAACGTGTACACGGTGCCTTCCCGAATGCCGAGGGTGCCGGGCCAAAATCCCTCGGCTGTTATGTCGATAGACGAGATGTTTGGAAGGCTCACCACCGTTGCACCTTCCACCGCGTTGGTGACGTCCTCGATTTCATTCTGCAATTTAATCGACCACGACGTGAACGGAAGCCTAGCTCCCGCCACCGATATAAACCCGGTTTTTCCCGGTAAGACTGGCATCAGGGGCTCGCGGAGAAGATGCCGTTGCTAGTCGCACTGTAAGAAACTTTGGCCACATCTTTCACCGATAGGTCAACCTTCACCGAAGTGATCCGGGCCTTGACTGTGAAGCCGGCGGCGCCCACGCCGAGAAAAAACGTCACATCCTGCCCGGGTGAAGCGCCGGCGCTGCCGTCATAGGGTCCACTGGCTGAAATATCTGCCGATGCGATCCCGGCCACGTTTTCGGTAACGCCTTCGGATAAGAAGTTGGTAACTTCCACCGCGTCTGATTTAAAGTCTACGCTCCAATCGGTGAGGGGCTGGGAAGCGCCGTTCACCAATACGCTGCCTGTTTTTCCATGGGCAAAACTGGTACTCGTTACCGGCATGATATCCCTCCCCTGTTAGCTTGCCCGCGCCTCGAGGCTGCGGTAGGTCATGGTCATTCCTGAAACGTCGTAATTGTTTACGCTGCCCGAGACTACCTCCAAGGCTGGCGATGTCTCAATCATTGTATCAAATACGCTGTTCACGCCTGCAAGCGCCACCTTGTACAAGGCGTTGCGCACATTCTCCCGCAGATCCAACCACGCCACCACATCGGGTTCGTGAATGCGGTTGCCGGCCTGCACCATGGTAACGTTCACTTGGTAGTCGTAGTTCACATTCCCGCCAAACGTTTCAATGCTTACTGATTCTCGCCCCGGCGAAACAACGATAAGGGGAAGCTTGTCACCTTCAAGAAAGATGGCTCGCTTGCGCACCACCACCGGCACACCGACGGTTGCCAAGGCTGTTTTAACCGCGCCCAATATGTCTGAAAACTTGCTCAAAACGTCTCCCCCGCGTCGGCTGTTGTTTCAATTTCCCAACAATTGGAATGTACCGTATGCGAAACTCGATTGATGCGAAACCGGTTGCCGTATGTGTCAATCAGGGCGCCGTTGGTTTGTGGCGCCACCGGACAATCTGCGCCCCATATAATCCACTGGGTAGCGTTGCCATATGCCGACATACTGCCGGCGTCTGCTAGGTCCACGGTACCAGGTAGGCGAAGGGCCCGCGGTATCCGAATAGTGGCGCCGTCGCGCTGAATCAGGGTAACTATCTCAAGGTTGTCTACTACCACATGGTCACCCGCGGGGCTCCACTGAAACAGGCGCGCCGGCGCCGCGGTTTCAACCCGGAAGGTTCCAAGGCGAGATCCGAAAGCCGCTCCGCTTCCGGCCCACGTATACATAACCGCGCCGGCTTCGGTGGTGGTGTAGTCGTACCGGTACACGCCCACCGAAACCCGGGTGATACTGGCGCCGGTAAGCGTAATGGTTGCCGCGGTGGGCGGTTCAATGGTAAGAGTCACCGCGGGATCGGTAAGACTCCCGTCCCTGTTCTTAAAAACGGTTTCTAACCGTACCACGTCGCCCACATAGTAGGTCATCATAAATTAGTACCCGCCCTTCGCAGGTCATACGTTGAGACGCTAGTACCGCCGCCAGTCGTGATCGGTGCCACCCGCGCCGCCGGGGCAATAACCGACACCGTTACCCCGGAAGGGTTCCCGGTGGCGCTGGCCGTTATGGTGCCGGCGCCGGGTGCCGTCATGGTCACCGTGCCGAGGGCGCCGATACCGCGCACAATAGCCAAGGCTGTGCCGGTAGGTGCCACCATGGTGATGGTGGCAAGGGGCGCCGTGAGGGTGCCGGTTGCGCTGCCGGCGGTTGCCGTCATGGTCACCGTGCCAGGTGCGCCGGTTGCCACGACTGAGGCTCGCGCCACGCCTGCCGGTGCCGTCATGGTCACCGTTGCGCCGCTGCCGGTTGTGGATGCCGTGCCGGTTGCAGCTCCCGCCGCCGCCGCGATGGCCACTGCTGGAAGGCTTCCGGCTGCCGATACCGATACTCGGGCCGCTCCACCGGGTGCCGTCATCGTTGCCGTGCTTATTGCGCCGGTGCCGGTTGCCGTGCCAATTGATCCACCTGCCGGCGCCGCTACCGTCACCGTCGCGCCTGCCGGGCTCGCCGTTGCGCCGCCGGTTCTTGTCGCTGCCGGCGCCGCCACCGTGATGGTTGCCAAGGCTCCGGCTGTTGTCGCTGAGGCTGTCAGGGTTCCGGCGGGTGCCGATACCGCTACGGTTCGCCCCGCGCCGGTGGCTGCTGCTGTTCCGGCTGCACTGCCGACGGTAGTGCCTACCGCTATGGTTGCAAGCGCTCCACCTGCCGCCGCGGTGCCAATTGCGCTTCCGGAGGTAGTCGTCATTGTGACGCTTGCCAAGGCTCCGGCCTTGGTTGCCGTGCCGGTTGCGCCGCCGGTGGGCGCCGTTACCGCTACCGTGCTCGGCGCTCCACTCGCTGGCGCCGATCCTGTCGCCGATCCTGCCGCCGCCGATAGTGTCACCGTGCCGATGGTGCCGGCGCTTGCCGCTCCGCCGGTTGCAGATCCTGCCGGCGCCGACACCGTGACGGTTCGCCCCGTGCCGCTAGCCGATCCGCCGCCGGCGCCGAGGCCTGCCGGCGGTATCGTCACCAGGATAGTGGGCCCGATAGTTTCGGCGCCAATCTGCACCCGGCCCTCGGGTGGCACCATGGTAACGGTTGGTATGGGTTCGGTAATCCAAGACGTTGCCACCGTGCCGGCTGGCGCCACCATGGTGATGGTTCGCCCCGTGCCGGTTGCCGATGCGTTCACCGGGATAAATGCAATCCCCGCCGGCGCTGCCATCGTGACGGTGGCGCCCGCACCCGTTGCCGATCCGTTGGTTGGGACGACTGCCGCCCCGGCTGGGGCTGTCATGGTAACGACTGCGCCGGCGCCGGTTGCCGATGCGTTGGAAGGAGCAATGGCCGTGCCCGCAGGCGCTGCCATCGTAACGGCAACACCAGCGCCTGTTGCTGTACCGTTAGGGGAAGAAGATACTTCGGTTCCGGCGCCGCCGTTATAAATTTGTTCGTAATCAAATCCGCTTAATTTGTTTTGAAACAATCTCACATCGTCAACGCTGGTATAAATTGTTGAATCTGTATTTGGCAATGTGAAAATTATAGGAGTAACGGTAAAATATGAAGGAACCCCTCCTGAACTTGCTTTCTCTTTTGTGGTGCCGTCTGAATGACGATAAATAAATCTTTGAGCTATTGAATCATATGCTAAAAAGAAAAACCCCGTACTTGTTCCACTTGTTGAAACCAAAGTAGTTCCTTGTATCGCAATATCACTTGATCCCATACTGTTTTTTCTTAGAGAAAATTCGTAGCCGCTTGAATGATACCCATAACCTATTGTTGGCATTAAATAACCGGAAGCGTTGTATGTAGTTGTATCTGATTCCCAAAATGATATTGAATAACTATTTCCAGATGTCCAACCAGAAGTTGCAGAATTATTCCACCAAACTGTTGGCAAATTTGTGTTGTCTGAAAGATTATCATAAACACGTAAAGAATATGGGCTTGCACTGCAAAGTCCGGAATTATAAGCAATTGTTCCTGCCGGTGCTCCCGGATTATTAAATGTAGATGTTCCAATTGAATCAGTTGTATTGTTATTGCATTTGTAATGATTAGCTGGATATTGCCACCGTAAAGCCGTGCTGCTTGCTTCCGCGGGAAGCCCAGCGTTATAGATTCCCGCTATTTCTCCCGATGAAAGCGAGTGATTGAACACGCGCACATCATCGACTCTAGCATAAAGCGCTATGTATAGGCTGGGCGATCCAATACGTATACCGTTGAATTGTGTTTTCCCGCCAGTGCCTGAACCTGTCGCCCAAGAATTTGTTGATTCAGTTCCCCCGTTTACTGATAAATAACATGTGCCGCCGGTAACACGCACCGTGAAAAACACCCATGTTCCTGTTGAACAAGCTTTAGTGATCCCACGAAAAGTTAAGCCGCCAAGCTTCTGATCGTAATATAAGTATGCCGATGACTGCCCAGAAGTCGAACTAAGCAGATTAATTATTTGCGTTGTAGTCCCACTACAATAAACCCACCCCGTCATCGACCACGCCGAAACTCCTGCCGCCGCTTCACTAGCATCTGCCGCAAGAAAGCCGCTTGCCGCCGCTCCTGTGCCAGTACATCCGAGAATGTACATGGTCATCATGTCGGATGCTACTGCGCCAGTGCTGCCGCCAAGCTTGCCCGTGGTGTAGGTGGGCGTTCCAAAATCGGCCAATAAATCAAACGCGCCGATACTGTCGTAAAGGTTGCCGTTAAATTTGTAGTAATGAATGAGTGCCACGGATTAGCCCCACTTCGGAATGTCGGCTCGAATATGGGCCAAGGCCTGCTCGTTAAATGGCAAGCCTATCAAATCTGTAACCGCTTGCAATTGTGTCGCCGGGTCAATCGTCGTTTCGGGAAACGCCACCCGCATTCTATCCGCCTCGGGCCAGGCCTGAAACAAACCTTCCAAGCTTGCCACTTGACTGGTGATTATTTCCCGCGCCTCTTCAATTGAAAGATCGTGCCGGAGGGTTGAATAGGATGCCAACGTGGTTTCGATGTTTCGGGTGGTCCAAACCAAAACCTTGCGATCCACTTGGCATGCCTCAACAAATGATTCCATCATGCCGGGAATAAATAGAAGCCGGTGGCTTTTAATGCCCCAAACGTCGGGCATTGAACGGGCTGCGAAGTATTCGTCCCACCCCATAAAACCTTCAACGTCAAGAATCCTGTCCTTGTAGCTGCCGGTTGGATGCCACCCGGGCCAATCGCGCTCCACCGGCGCCGGGTTCATGTCTGCGCCGGATTCATGCAAGAACCGCGCCAGCAATGAGGTGCCGGCGCGGTAGGTTCCTGCAACAATCACGCAGGTTGCCATTAGTTCTGGAAGCGTAGCGGGCTTGAGATCGTCACCGAAAACGTGCCGGCGGTGCTGGTCACGTCGGTGCCAAAATCCACGTAGGCCACCAGTTCGTCGGCGCTTGCAAGGCCTCCGCGAGATTTGTAAATCACACCGGCCCTGGCCGTGATGGTTGCCGTAGTCCAAGACGTGATTGCGAAGGTGATGTCCTCGCGGTTGTTCGTGTTGTCCTTGGTGCAGGTTGCCGCCGCGGCGTTGCCGCCGGTGGTGTAGCCGGTACCGGAAACCTCGTTGGTGACGTCGCTACGCTTGGCGTGAGTTTTGGCCGCGGTGTAGGAACTGGTCACCAAAATCATCTTGAAGGTGTCGGTATCAAAATCAATTGACCCCTTAACCGTATCATCGAGGCATGAGTTATAAATCAGGCTTGCCATGTAAAAACCCCCTAGTTAATAAAAGAATCTGTCACCTGGTATTGTAGCCCCTGCCCGGTAATGGCTTGAAGCTGTGGGAGCAGGTCTTGCAATGTATCTTTGAGCCCAAGGCGCCGGTATCGCACTTCCAACACTGCGCCATAGAAAGCATTCCGCCGGAGTCCTACGCGCACCCTGCCCGCCGCAATTATGCCCGCAATATCTGTCGGGGCGAATGTCACATTGGCTTGAAGAAAGCCGGTGCGCTTGTTTGGGTATTCGCCGGGCCGCGAGGCGCCGGTATAGCGTACCCTGCCGTTGGCCCGTACTGCCGGCGCCGGCTTGTTCAAGCGCCGCTGGTGTTGGCTCATAAGGTAAACCGCGGCGCGGGCCAATTTGCTAGCCTGCCGTTGGTCCATCTCTTCGGTGGGCCTGCCGCCAGGTCCGGTGAGCGCCGCGAAGGCCTGTGCCACCCCGATGGAAAGGTTCACGCTAAAACCTCCCCGTAGGTGATATGTCCGCCAGCAATTTGGGCACCATTGGAATATAGCACCAAATCTTCGCCTACTGCCGTCTGAAGCACCGGCATTCCACCCGCGGGCCAATTGTCGCCTAAGTGAATTGCCGCGTTGCTTGATGCCGCCATGTGCATCTGTCCGCTTAATGCGGTAGTGCCTGATTTCCAGATAAAATAATTGTTGTTTGCCGAAAACAGAATATAGGCGTAAACGCGAAACCTCTTGCCGGGAATGCCCGACAAGATTACGTTGTTGCCGCTTGTCGAGGTGTCAATGATGGCCGTTTTCATATCGGCCTCATTCTTGTAACCTTCTGGAAGGGGCCCGCTAGGCTCTGCTGTGCTGCCTGCAATTTCTGCAATTGCTCGGTGAGCATGGAAAGGTAGCTGCCCCATGATATCGACTGTCCACCCACCGAATAGTCGGGCTTGGGCTGGGTTGTTATCTCTCGAATCTGCGCCGCCACGTTTGCGATGGCCGCGCCGATGTCATCCGCCGGTGTTGGCATGGTCTGGCTCCACTACCACAAGGGGGCGCGAATGGGCGAGACTGTACATATCGCAATAACGCCGTTTGGCGTCTACGGTGTTGAAAGCTTCCACCAGTCGCCGCGGGGTGAACTGCCCGGAGACTTCGTAAATGCGAAGCACCGGGGCCGCTTCTGCCGCCGGTGCTTGCTTGGTTTGCTTCGCTGGTACTGCGCTCATTAGTTCTTGTTCCGCACGATGTGCCAAGGGCTCCACACTGATGGTACGCCCCTCTCGTTGGCGAAGTATGCCGCGACGATACCCCGATCCAACATTTCGTACTGATTGGGCGCCGCTTGGCTGACGCTGAGCGGGTAGTTCTGCATATAACGGAAGGCCTTGCCGGACTCAAAGGCCCACCAATACTCGTCGGCGTTGGCCTGCGAGATGTTCAAGCCGTCGGCTGCAATGCAGCGCTGTTCGAGCAGTGGGGAGGTGATGATTTCCATGCCCGTATACGGTGCGCCGGGGCTCACTGATACGTTCAAGGGGTTGCTGGTTGTCTGCGGGGTGGTGGCGCCGGCGCCAGTTCTGCGCTCGGTGCTGGTTGCCGCCATGATCAGGTTGGCGGTTGCAATGCGCGCCGGGTTCACAACAATTGTATCCGGCTTGGTCAAAATACGTTTGCCGGTGTTTGGATCTTCCTGACGCATGAACAGCATCATGGCCGCTTGAATGGCTGTCCAGTCCGTAAGCGGGTTGCTCAGATCGTTCAAATAGCCAAGGGTTCGGCTCGTCTGGTAGGTGTTGTATGCGGTGCCGCTCCAATTGAACGAGTTGGTAGCGCCAATAAACAAGTCGATGACTCGCAGTTCTTTTCGGTATGCGATTTCATCGCCCACCGCCGCCGCGGATTGAAGAACCTGCCCGGACAAGTCGTAGAAGACGGCTTCCTTGCTGACTTCCACCGCCAAGGCATATTCTGAAGTTTCTGGTGTCTGTACCCATTTTTCGCCGAATTGCGCGCGTGGGTGAGGCTCTCCAGGCTTGCGTTCTTTGGCCTTGTCGCCGATGCGCGAGATGCCGATGATTTTCTGTCCGTTGAGCTTGGTTGGTTCCGCGGGCATAAGCTTATCGGCGATCAAAGACGGGTTGCTGAAGGCCTCGAGGATCTTTACCTCGACAAGCCCGCCAACAACACTGGTAAAGGTATTGATGTTGAGAAAGGCGGTTGGGTCGATACCCACGCCGGTATTTTCAAGCAGGTTCCGCGGGTCGCCGGTGTCGAGCAGGGCGCGGGCTGTGGTGTAGCGGTTCAAGGCCTGGCTGTCTGGCGCAAACAGACTGCGCCATGATGGGCCGACGATTCCTTCGGCCAGCTCGCTGAGGCTGAAGGATTCAGGACGAAGGGCTCGCTCTTTTAAGATGCGGTTGCCTGCCAGGTCCCTGTGGTCATTGCCGTTGGCGTCGCATAGGCCAAGGCCTTGCTTCATTTCGGTGAGAAAGCGCCACCTACCGTTGCTCTGTTTTGAGCGAGATTCAAATAGACTTCGGATCTTAACAGGATTCATAGCTACACTCCGTTGGTTTGGTTATTGATCAAAATACTTGGCGGGCCGCTTTGCCGTAAATTCGGCACCGTACCGTTGTGGTCGCACTTGGGTAGTTGCCCACTACAACGCCGATGGCTTCGGTGGTCAGGGCGGTGGCGTCGATCTTCTGGTCTTGGATTGCGCCGGCTGCCGCGGTGCCTGAGCTGAACGCGGTAACAAGCGCACCCGCTACCCATGTTTGGCTTGCACAGTCGGCTTCGTAAATGCAATCGGTTTCAACCGTCACCGTGCCGTCGGTGGTTTGCGCCGCGATTCTGCCGCTTCGAGCAACGCCAACAAAATTGTCGTGGACAAACACTTGGTCAGTGTTTACCGTGCCGGAAGCCACCTTGGAACTAAGGGGTTTGGCATAGCCGTCGCTGGTGTCCAAATAAAGCAAATCGCCCACGCCAATGGCGATGCCGCCCTTGGCTGCATAAACCACCGTGCGCGTCATGGTGGGCTGACTAAATCGTGATCCTGCAAATGCTCCCATGGCCGATACCTCCCCTTGTTTGTGATTAGTTAGCCAACCAGGTGAACAGCGCCGGCCCGGTTGGAATGCCGCTGCTGTCGGTGTTGCCGGTGCGTCCTTCCGTCATATAGCTACCACTACGGGGCGCCTTGGATTTTTGCGCCAATGCAAGGCGCTGTACCTGACGCGCCGCGGTTTCCCTTGGCATGCTGGCCAAGTCTCGGAGCAAGTCCTTAGAAGGTTTCAAGCCCACCGCTTCGCACAATTTGCGCGCGTTGCGAATGGCTTTGGCTTGGCGCCCTTCCATGGAAGGCTTTTTCTTTTCTTCGGGTGGCTCTTCGTCCATTTCGGAGCCTTCGCCGTCTGCTTCTACTGTCTCATCATCCATGGCCGATTTTTCTTCGGCTTCCATCGCTGGCTTCTCTTCCTCGCCGTCGTAGGCTTCCTCGGAAGGAACCTCTTCTTCGCCGCCAAGGCTCATGGCCAGTTGGTCAAGCAGGTCTTTCAATTGCGAAACGATTTCCGTTGTATCCATTTTCGTTGCTCCTGTGGCTTCGGGCAAATCTGTAGAAGTCGGCTTGATTTTTGAAAACCTTCCATTTTTGTAATTCTTGGGATCGGGTACCGGTTCCCCCCTACTTGCTTTTGTGCCGGCGTCCTTCATAATGCCTGCAATAAGGATCGCAAAGTATTCCCAATCTATCTTGCCTTGCTTTGTTTTTGCGCTCTTGGCGTTGTCAATTGAAGTATGGTATAGCTTCTGCCATTCTTGAACCAATTTCATGTCTTCGCTGCTGGCTTCCTCAATTGGCGCTGTTGCTTTTTTCATTTTCTTGCTCTCGCTCAGGCTCTTGGTTGTTGCCGGGTCTGCCACAAGGTCCACGTGCCGCACCTCCACAATCTTGGACACGACAAACACCCCGTCCTTGTTTTCTTCGCCCTCGCCTTGGGCGTTGTGAGACATCCCGAATGCGTCTGGCATGCGCTCCGCCGCTTCGCAAATTCGTTCCGCCATGGGGTGGGTTTTCAGGTACACTAGGTCCCCGTAAAGGCCTTCGCCCTCCACCCACCGAATGCGAGTAAGCTTGCCAAATCTGTCGTAGGCGCTGCGCTGTTGGTCCGGTGAGTCCTTCGGGTGGTCAATGTTTACGTGAACGCCTTCATACAATTTCTTCGCCGCTTGGATTGCCGCGGGAAGGTACTGGCGCCCATTCTCGCTGACAAGGCCCAAGATCTTAACATTGGCAATGGTGCCGGCTTCCCGATTAACTCGGATGCCGCGACCACTCAAAACAGATTCGTGTATGGGGCGTCTCATGGGGTTTAAGTATAAACACCGGTGAGGTACTGCGCCAAAAGCTTCGCCCAGCGTGATTCCTGCCCGGAGTGCTCGGCGTTCCAATCTGACTGCCTCTTCTAGTCGTTTCTTTTCTCCGGCCTTCCGGATTGCTATGTCTAGTTTTAGCTTTAGTTTCTTGGCTCGTTTCTCTAATTCACTCCGCTGAAAACCAAACGCCTCGTAGCTTTCATACCCTGATTCCTTTTTTCTGCGCGCGAGCTGCGCATCTCGCCAAAAGTCTTGCCCGCGCTTGACTAGCTCCGCCGGTATTGGTTCGCCGATTTCATACGGGTGGTCGCCGGCCATTATGCCAAACCGTTCCCCCATCTCAACGTTACCAATCATCCATTTCCTAGTAGTTGGGCTTGTTCTGCTCACTTCAATAACCGGCGGTGGTTCCATCGCGTCCACTTCCGCCTTGATCTCATCTGTCTCTTTGATTGCCGCATCAAGCACACTGATTGCCATTTGCATTTTTGCATATGTCTTGGCGGTAGTGGCAATGTTGGCAATGTCTTGGGCCTGCCCGGGAGTGTACCCGAGCAAACGCGCCGCGGTTTCTAGGCTTACCAGCCTAAGCGTTCCATCGGCGCCTCGAACCTCGAATTTGTGAACAATCAGTCTGCCGGTTTCGTCGCTCACGTCGGCGCGATCCCAATTGCTTACCTTCTTTGCTACCACGTCATCGGCTGTCTGCACATCTTCGACTTGGTAGGCCCACTCATACGAAACCAGTTCGGCGCCGGTGTTGCCTTTGATTGCCACCGGGAACACCACCTGCGCGTCGGATTTCAACCGGCCCGCGGGAATGTACTTCGGAAGCTTCTTTGGCTTCGGTTCCGGTACCGGCTCGGGCTCCGGCGCTGGCTCCGGTTCAACGGTTTCCTGTGGCGCCGGATTATATCCGTAGGCGTCGCCTTCTTCCTCTTCTTCATCCCATCGGCGTTCATCTTCCGCAGGTTCCGCCGCCGCGGTTTCCGTCGGGAAGTCCCAAGGATCGCCGCCGCGGGCTGCTCCGGCTGGCTCCCAATTGGCTTCGCCTTCTTCATCTTCCCATCGGCGTTCATCTTCTTCGGGTTCCGGCTGTTCCGCCGCCAGGGGTGGCGCCACCGCGCCGCGGGCGAATGGGTCATCGTCCCACGGGTCGGGGTCCGGTGTTGCCACCGCGGTGGGCGCCGTCACCCATTCGCCTTCTTCGTCATCCCACACTCGCTCGGGTTCTTCCGCCGGTTGCATCGGTGGTTCTGCCGGTGCCGGCGCGTCATCGTCCCAATTGAATGGCTCGGTTGAAACAGGAACGACGGGGCGCTCGGGATCAAACGCGTAGTCGGGGTCGCCCTGCAATTGGTAGGCTTGATCCGCGTAAAATCTTTCTTTGTCGGGCCTTTCAATGCCACCGGCTTGGTGGCGCATCAAGATATCCCACAAAATCTGGTTGGGATCGGCTGAGGCTTCGTTTTCGCCTGCCGCTGCTATTTCTGCGTTTCTGTCGCCGAATAGAAGCGCCGACCACTCGAATTCCCGTTGCAAGCTTGGGAGAATTAAATCCCAATGCGGGAACTTGGCGTAGTCATTCCATGCCGGGCTCTTCCGTGATGGCAAGGGGAGCTGTCTTTTCTTTCCGCCCTTGGTGGCTCCTGTTTTTTTTGCCTTTGCCACCTTGTCGGCTTGCGCCAAGGTGTTTTTTTCTTCCTTTGGCTTTGAACCTTTGGATATTTCATACGCTGAAAACTGCCTCTTGAATTCTTTTACTGCCTCGACTTCCGCGCGGTATTTTTCTAGTTGGAAACTCCACCCTTGTTCTGCCGCTGCTCGTAACGCCGCGGGGTCCACGCCTGCCGCTATAGCGTTCACATCAATAATCTTGTCAACCGTCTGCCGCTTGATGATTGCAGCGTATAAAGCATCTCGGCGCTTAACTGTGCCCAGTCCCGAATCCGGAAGGGTTGCAAAATCAATCCCGACGTGAAGCGCCACCTTGGCAAGCTGCTCGCCGCTGAGTTCGCTTAGGCCATTAAACAGTTTGATATTCTTGACGCCCTTGCCGAATGCCGCTTGGGCCAAGGTCACGATTTCGCCGTACCTGTCCATCTCTACATCGTCGGCGCCGTCTGGCATCGGTTCTGCTTCGTCCCGTACCACGTTTACTTCCGGGGGCGGTGGCGCTGTTGCCTGTGGGCCTGCCGGCGTCATTACGTCAAGCGCGTTCCGGAACTTTTCGGCTTGGCGCCGGAGCTTCTTTTCAAGGCCTTCCACCTGATCCGCCACGCCGCGGGCTTCCTTGCGAATGGTTCTATGATCCGCGGGCAAACCCGCCGCGCGCCGCAGTACCTCGGCTTGGTTGTCGCGCCATAGGTTCAATGCCGCGGTTCTGATTCCGCGGTTTAACTTGGGGTCCTCGGATTCATCAAACACGCGGAAGATTATGCCGTCAACAATCCATGCCCGGTTTTTGCCTTCGTCGCCGGCGGGGTAACGTGTCGGCGCTGGGCCTTCCATCTCGCGAGTCTGGCGCCATATGTCCTCGGCTTGGTCTGCCTGTTGTTGCAAGAGCGCCTGAACTTCCTTGCCCACCTGAATACGCCACGTTGCCGCGGCTATCTGTTCGTATTCTCTTACTTTGGCGGGCTTCAATCCTAGCGCTTGCGCCGCTTCCGCCGGCGTTGCCAATACAGAGCGGGTGCCGTCGGGCGATGTCGTCAATGTGGTCTTGGGCTCGGCAAACAGGTCCCTTGGCGTGAACTTGTCGATGGCCACCAATTGTTCCCAAACGCCCTTGATGGTCTCAATGTTGTTGCCGGCCAATTTGCCGCCAAGTCCAAATACCGGGCGGTAAACCTCATGCGATATCGTCGCCCCGGTGGGGCCTTCCAGCTTGTACGAAAACTTGATCGGCTGCCCGTAGCTGGGCACTTGTTGCAACGGGTCGGCCTTGACTGCCTCGCCGCGGAAAGCTTCGCCCTTGCCTGCCTCGCGGCTGAACTTCGCCTGCTCGGCGTCAATCCTGTCTTGCTCCACCGGCGCCGGTAGTGGCAAGGGCTCCGGCGCTTCCGGTGTTGGGCTGTCCGGTGCCGTGTACGGGTGAGGCGCCGGCGGGGTGAGGTCTTGCACCGGTAGCGGTTCGCCTCCGTCTTCCGCGGTGAGATAGCCAAACCGTTGTACCTGCCGAGCCAGTCGTTCACGCTCCGCCAAGACTTCCGCCACCCGGTTCATCCGGGCTTCACGCCGCGCCGGTGTCTCGGCTATCAGGCGCTCCAATTGCAGAAGCTGCCCGGTGGCGGGGTCGATGAAGTGAGCCCACGTCGGCGCCTGCCCGGCTGGAAGGCCTGCTGTGATTGCCGATAGGCGCCGCGCCCCGACTGCCCACCGGCGCTCTTGGTCACTGGCGTTGGCAAACCAATCCGAATAGACGTTTGGATCTTGGACTAATTTGTGATCATTATCGGTGAACAGGGCCCGCGCCGCGGGGTTGTTTTCGATGTCGGGGTCCACGTCCAATACCGGCGTAAGATAGCACCGGCAATTGTGGGCGACGGTTCCATCTTCTTCAAGCGGGGGCCGCGGCATATGCGTTGTAGATTGTTGCCCCGGCTTGGGCCGCACATAGTACACCGTCCCGTTCCTTGCCGCGTGATGGGGCCTGACGCGCCAGTCCATGGTTGCGTGAATCTGGTAGCCTGCCACCAAGTCCCCAAGGCCGCTGTAGCAATCCATCCGCGCTTCATGCGCCACGCGCATTCCCTCAGTTCTTGCCACTCGCCGCGCCGATGTTCTGACACCCTGCACCGCGGGCAGCATAGTCCGCGCCATGGCTTGGATTGTTTGGCCCTGGCTGATTCCTTGGATCACGATGTTGGCAAGCTGCTCCGGTGGCGCCAAGGCGCTTTGGGCCGCGATGCGGGCCTGCCAGGTCAGGCCGTTGGTTGGACGGGCAATGATTGCGGTGGTTTCGTCATGGTCAAGCGCCGGGAACAATTGCGCCTCGACTTGGGCCCGTTGTTCCGGATTAAGGCGCCGGGCTTCGGTGAGGTCAGGCCTTGCCGGCGCCGCCAGGGTCAGGGCGGTGGCGATGACTGCCCGCGGGGCTTCCGCCAGTACTTCCTCACGCGCCGCGGTGTGGGCCCGTTTGGCAATCTGCCGGAGGCCCGCATCCAGCCCCTTAACGGTGAGCGTTTGAATCTCCCGCAGGATTGAACCCAACTGGGTGCGCGCATCCACGGGAAGGGGCTTCAATGCGATCAGGCGCAAGGCGCGCTTCCATAGTCGCACTACCTTGGCGTCAATGCCGTCGGCCACCGCGTCGGCATGCGCCAGGGTGCGCGCCTGATTGACGCCCACCCGTGCCGCCATGCGTGAATTGAATACACTGCCCACCGGTTAAACCTTCCACCGCGGGCGCTTGCCTTCCGGCATTGGTGGCGCCGTTGGTGGCAAGTCTTCATCGGGTCCGAGGCTTGCCGGGTCCGTCGGGAGGGCGCCGGCTGCTCCGGATTCCTGCTGGTATTCCTGCTGGTTGGCAAGCTCGGTTTCCCAATCAAGGCCCAATTCGTGGGCGATGGTGGGCACCGACTTTACCCCCATGGTGGCGTAGATCTGGTTGGCGCTTGCTTCGGCGTTTTTGTCGCGGGTTTCAAGGCTCGGCGGTGTTGCCGATAGGTCGATCAGTTCGCAGATGTTGCCGGGAAGGCGCCCCGCCATGGCCGCGTTTTTAATGGCCGCGTGAACGACTCGCAGGAAGGGCCGCTTGTAAAAGCTTTGCAGGCGGAGGCAATTTCTTAAGAACGGGCTCTCCGCGGTAAGGCTGCTGGAATAATTGTTGTTTGATGCGTCGGCACTGACAAGCCATTCCGGCGCGTTATGACGGTTGCCGGCGCTTCTTAACAGGCTCTGGAATATCTCGAGGTGTGCGGTTGAATTCGCCGCCCCGGGTGGCGTTACGTAGTTCATCCCCTTCGGTATGTCGAGGAAGCTTCCCGACTGTAACGTCTGGTAGTCGGTTTCCTTCTGCGTCACCGTTGAATATGTGCTGTAGTCTGTCATGCCGGCATTGAACGTCTCCACCTGTCCCACGGTGTTGTTGTCGTGCTGTCTGATTCCCGCGATGGCCGCTTGTACCGCAGCGCCTTCGCCAAGGTTCTGCCGGAGCTTTGCCGCCACCATGAAGGCGTCCAGGGTTTCATAGCTGAAGTCGGATAGCCCGCGCTTGATGGCTCTCTTCACATTGCACTTGATGTGTACCACGTCTTCGCTGGGCACCTCTTCGCCGATGCCGTCTTTTGCATCCTCTTTGCCACCGGGTGCCAAATAGTGCACATAGTAGGCCCGCACGTTAAATACGTCGTCCAAGTCTGTTTTGATTCCGTAGGCCCAGTCTGCCAATTCGTGCCCCGGCGGTTGGAATATCTGCTCCGGTTCGATTGTGCGGATGTTGAGCTTGCCGTTCTCCTGAAAGAACATCCGGATGAAGGCTTCGCCATCCTCGCGGCTTCGCTGGAATATCTCCTGCTCCATTTCCGACCATGCGTTCCGCTCGCAGAATTCGTCGATGATGCGCTGCACCCGATCCATGGTGGCTTGGTCAATGTCTACACCCTTCCGCGGTTGGGCCTTGTACGTGTAGCCGGTGCCGATCACATACGACGTGAGGCCGTTCAGCAGGCCTTGCGCGTTGGGGTTCATCGTGGTGAGCATCCGGGCTTGAGCTCGAATCAGGCTAAGTTGCTGCTCCGAATACCAGAAGGGGAAGTTGCTACCGTACCTCCTGTCGGTGGGCTGACTTATCGGGTAGGCTAGCGTTCCACCGTCGCGATACCGGGCCAGGATGTCCGAATATGCGGTAAGCCAATAATCGGAGCCAGCGTAGCTTTCCTGTAATGTCTTGGCGCGCTTAAGCCGGCTGATCTTAAGCTCTTCCTCGAGGTTCTCGCGTATCTGGCGGGGGCTTGATGCCGCGGGTTGTGGCTGTCTGCCGGTGATGCGTTCCCAAAGTGTCATGCGCGTAACCTCCGCACCGGCGCCGCCGTCCGCCTGCCGTTGAATTGTTCGATCATAACACGAAGCGCCATTTCCAAGCTATCGGGCCCGTCGTCATGGTCCGCGGTGGGGAAGTCTCGCAATTGGTCCACCAGTAGCTTCGTGCCGGGGCTTGCCGACTTGAACCTTATGGTGCCTTGCCCGAGGTAGGGGCCAAGGCGCCGAATGCGAACAAGCTTGTTTACCGAATTGTGCAAGGGCACTACCGGTATGGGCATGCCCGCGGCTCGGGCCCGTTCCGATAGCTGCACCGCCAAGAGCTCTTGGAACTGGTTGGCTTCGACCACCACCGCGGTGGCGCAGAAGTTCCGTTGGTGCTCTAGCGTTGCGTCGATGATTGCTTCGGAAGTCCGGCGCGCCAGATCTGCTTCCACGTATAGGGTGCCGTCGCGATCTCGCCCAAGCATCACGATTGCTGAATAGTCTCCCTGCCTGCCGTCGCGCCCCTTGGACGGGTCCACCGCTATGGTGCGTGCCGTGATGGTGTTCGGCCAATGGTCAAACCAGATTGCCTTCCCAAAATACTCCTCGGGCCACTCGGTACCGCCGCCGCTTCGGGGCTGTTGTTGGTACAAGGCGCTCCACTGGTAGTCGCCGATGGAAGCTTTCATCCGCTCTAAATCGGGAAGGTCAAACCGTTCCGGCCAAAGAGCCTGCCCGTGGGTCCGCTTGTCGTAGGCCGCGGGTTCCGGCGGCGCAATAGCCGGAAGGTTGATTAGGTCCCACTGGTCGGCGCCGGCTTCCGCTTGCGCCAAGGCTAGCAGTTTCCCCGCCAGGTCCTCGGTGTGCCACCGGGTCATAACTACCAGGATTCGCGCATCGGCTTCCTGCCGGGTCGATAGCGTGCTCGTGTACCAGTCCCACGTACTCTGTCGATAAGAAGCGCTGTCGGCCTCTTCCCTGTTTTTCACCGGGTCATCGACAATAAGCCAGCTTCCACCCATGCCGGTGATACCGCCGCCGACACCGGCGCTTCGGTATACGCCCCGCCGGCCCACAATCTCAAACAGGTCAGAATTCCGGAGCCAGCTTCCTGATACGGTTCGGTTGCCGCCGTCGTTGAGTCTGGTCTCGGGAAACAACCGTTGGTAAGCCGGGGTGTCCATCACGCGCTGAACGTCTCGGTTGTTCCGGCTTGCAAGGTCCGCGCTGTAGCTCGCCGCGATGATTGAAGCGTCTGGATTGATCCCGAGAAGGAAGGCGGGAAGGCGCCGGCTGATCAACTCCGACTTCCCGTGCCGGGGCGGTAGGCTGACGATAAGGCGCCGGGCCTGCCCGGTAATCATGCCGGCGATGCGCTCTCCAATGAGATGGTGGTACCATGCCGGCTGATATTCCGGCATAGTGTACTGGGCGAAGCTAACCAGGTTCCGCCGGGCCTGCCTCCGGCGCAGTAGCTCCGCCGCCGCTGCCGGTGGCGCCACCGGCGCGGGCTGCGATCCTGGCGAGCTGCTCATCGGTTAGTTCCTCCGCGGGTTGCGATATCGTCACCCGGGTCTCTTGCTGTATTTCCTGCCGATCCACGTAGCCGCGCTTTCGGCCAATGGTACGCAAGGCAAATTGAATCGCCCACGGCTGCTCCGTCACCACCGCCTTGTTGAATGCGCTCTCGGCGTTGTCAACGATTGACTCGCGGAAGTCTTTTGTAAGTTGCAATAACCGCGGGTGCCTTTCAACAAACCGCCAAAGCCCGTCGCGGGTGGCGCCAAGTCTGCGCGCCGCCGCCGCTATGTTGCCAGTGCAAGCCGTCAAGGCTGCAAAGACTTCATTCTGCTTTAGTCGCGGACCACCCATCTTGCCCCTTCTGTGCTACTTTTGATTATTACAACAACCCAAACAGCCTAATCATCTTGTTTTCCCGGCCTTAGCCATTGATCAATAACGGCCCGTGCTATTTGTTCTGTCATTTTCGGCGGTACGCTCATGCCTACCATATATTTGCCAATCGTGTCAGTCTTGGCGTGGTAATCGTCGGGAAAACTTCCAAAACGCTTTGCTTCTCTGAAGGTTATTCTTCGGCATTCATCCCAATGCCTAATAGCCGGGCCCGATGGTAATGTCACGCACAAGGCGTTTTTATCTAATTTCTTTATTGAAAAGCCTGTTTGTTTTCCCGTCTCTCTCATTGCCGGCTTTCCATAATCTGATCCGCATTTTGTTTTGTGCCACCACTTCCTATCGTTTGCTGTCGCCGCAGTTTCTTCACGTTCACCCGCCGTCAATTCTTGCACATCTCTTGTTGCTTCGCCAGCACTAATCCATCGGTGCTTCGGCGCAAATCTTAATAATGGCGCCTCAATATCGTTTCGCAGCGCACAAAAAAACACTCGCTCCCGGCGTTGCGGTACTCCACAATCTGCCGCATTCACAAGGAACAATTGCGGCCTGTATCCAATTTTTTTTAGCCTTTCCATCACAAGCTTCGTGTAACCTTTTGCGTTGCCCATGATCATTCCCTTAACGTTTTCCGCTATGGCAACGCGGGGCTTTAAGCGCTCCACCAGGTCAAGGTAATCAAAGAACAAGTCGCTCAGTACCTGAGAAGCCTGCCCTTCCCGAAAGTGCTTTTTTTTACCCCAATCTTTTTGCCGATTCCCCGCCATTGAAAACGTGCTGCACGGTGGCGATCCATCAAGAATATCCAAGGCGAATAATTCTTCGGGAAGCTCCGCGGTTAACAAATCACGAATCGGGCAAAGATAATACAAAGGCGGGTTCAAGTTTTTTTTGTAATGCCACGCCATTTCCGGGTCGATATCGTTTGCCGCCACAATCTTGCAGCCTGCCCGCTTATACCCCATTGAAGAGCCGCCGCCACAAGCAAACGTGGACATAACCTTGATGCCGTTTTGAGGCACTGAATCAAGGTCCGATAGCTTCCAACTTATTTCGCTAAGCTCTTTCATTGTTAAACTCAAATTTACATTTCGGGCAAATCGTATCAAACTCAAATTCTTCCACGTCTACTTCTTCCGTCTGGCCTTCTTCCGCGCCAGGTATCACTCCCGCGGCCTCCGCCAGTTCCGCTAGCATCGTTGCCAAGGCCTGATTCCCCGTCTGTACATCCCTCAGCAGGCTGTCCAACTTTGCCGCGTCGCTGTCCGCCATGGCGCCGATAGGGTCATAGGTTGCGAGTATCTTGTCGGCTTCGGACTCCGTCACATCAAGCACTAGCACCGGTATTATACCGGCGCCGGCGGTTTCGCTCCTCAAGTGCCCGTCGATCAACATCAGGCCTTCCGGCGTCTCGCGGGCCAATACCGCACCCGCAAACCCTACCTCGGCGAGAAGGCCTTGGAGCGCTTCGGCTTGGGCCTTGCCATGCGTGCGCCAGTTCCGCGGGTTGGGTATCAGGTCACACGCCGGCACTCGCCTGAGCTCTTTAATCCTGTCCCGAATCTTCATATTCGATCTCCCCCGAAAGCCGGTAGTCCAGTCCCCTGCCCGCGGTGTGCCGATGGTGCAGGATGGTATCGTGTTCGTTGAACGGATTGAGTCCCTTGGCCACTCGCTCTGTCATTCTAGCGATTTTCTCGGCGCTACCCGGTGCCGTGTCTGTTTGTTTTGTATCTTCAGGCCTGTCACCGAAAAACTCCGGCAACACAATTCGGCAAAACGTTTCCCATGCCTCGACTTCCATCGAGATTGCGCCGCTAGCCTCCTCGATGCGCTCCACCAGCACTCTGATTAGTATCGTCTGGTTATGGTTGGGTTGCATCCGCGGGCCCCTTAATGCCATGGATGCGCACCCGTAGGAAGGCCTTGTCCTTGGCCTTGGGCGGGTCGCTGTAGGTAATGGTAATACGTCGAACAATGTCGTGATTGTCATCGGGAATAAGTCCGGCGTGAACCAGGAAGTCTAGTATGGGTTTTAGCACGTTGTCGATGTCGCGCCCCTTGCGCCACCCCTTCCCGCCAGTCATCCACAACCGCACCGCCACCGGCCCCGGGAAGGCTCCCGGCCTGCCGATCATCAAGTGAGAGATGCGAAGCCAGGTGAGGTAGTTACGTGAGCGGAACACCTTGCCGCGGGAACCACGTTGCCAAATGTGGTTAATACTCGGGGGGGGCTCAAGGTTAAATGTAACCTTGGCTAGCGGTGTTTGATCTGGCCCGGGTGCGGGCATCGCTATTCTCTCATGTCTTGGTGTTCTCTGCAAACCCACCGTAAGAGCTTCCGGGCCGCCAACAAATCCGCCACGGCTTCATCGGCGCCTTCCCATGATCGGCTTAGAATTTCCATCACTTGGTGCTGCACCCTGTCCACCGCAAACCGGTAGCGGAGGTTTGCAAGGTCTTGGAGTAGCTGCTTCCCGTCGGCGTTGGTCAGCCGCTTCCCGCTTTCAAGCACTGCGTCCAACCGCGCAATGTCTGCGCAGGTGGTCACCGTGCCTGTGGAAGCGTCAATCAGTTCGGGAAGGTCAATCATGGTGCCGCCCCTATTCGTCGATTAGGTCCGGTGGCTCCTGTGCTTTCCAGCACCGGCAAGTAGTCCGCTCTTGCTGAATCTGCGCCTTCAACCGTTCCACTTCTGCCGTAGCTTCCGCCCACTGGTGGGCCAGGGCTTCAAGCGCCGCGGCTAGAACCTCCGGCGTCAATTGTCGCTCTATGAAGTCCTTCCTCATTCTTTATTCCTCCCCTTCATCGTACCCCATGGATGACATCACGCTAGCAAGTTTCCGTTTGCTCTGCTTCCAAATTTGGTCCACCCGTTGCCGGGTAATACCGATTCGCCTTCCGATGGCTCGCTCTGGTTCTTCGTCTATTATTGCCGCTACGACTTCCTGTGAGCGCGTTGGAAGGCTTCGCAGGCCTTGCCGTACATCGTCCACCAGGTGGGCCGCTGCCCTTGCTGGGTCCGGCTGCCGGTGGTCTTCAATGTCGATGGTGTAGGATTCGCCATCGGTGCCGCGGGTGTGCAGGGATTGCGCCGCCAGGGATTTTCGGATGCGCTCCATGCGCACATATTCAACCGCTATCGACCAGCAAACCCGGTAGCACCAAGTGCTGAAGGCGCCCTTGGTTCCATCGAAACTGTGCAGGTTCCGCAGCACATTCAACGCGCATTCCTGCTGCCAGTCCTCAACGTCGATGCCCGTCGGCACCCATCGGCGCGCCGCCTTGTAGACTAAGGGCAAATTGTTGTCGTAGAATTCCCGCACTTCCGGCGATGCTGGCGGTAGGATCTTTGACTTCCGATACGCTTCAACCGCCACGACGTTTGCCGCCGCCGCTGTCGGCGTCCAATACCGATGCCGGCGGTTCCGTATCATGCCGGTGGGTGGCGATATGATGCCGCGGTTTAGAAGGTGGGTCACGTTAGAAACGTGCATTCCGCACATCACCGCCAGGTCTTTTGCCATAATCCGTTCCACGGTTCAACCTCCCACCGCTTCAATTTTCAATAACAAATCCCGCACCCACTCGGGGTGATATTCCTCGCCGCAGATTTCCGCCTTGGTGTTTTCGCGCAGCACTTGCGCGGTTTCCTTCAAGATGCCCTGATACATCATGATTGCAAGCTTGGCGCTTGCAAAGTCTGAGATGATGTAGTTGGCCATCAAACACGCTCCTTGCTTTTTGATATTATTTCTCTTACTTGTCGTTCAATAACATCGCAAGCTTCTCGCGTCTTTGGGTATTGTTTCTTCATATAATCTGTAGGCAAATAAATATGATTGTTTTCATCTGGATAATACTCGGCGCCTTCCTGTTGCATTACATCCCAAAGAATTACAAACTCAAGTCCAGCCAAAGCCGCGGAAACAAAAACTCTTCCGTCTATATATAGGCCTGCTTTTAGTGCCCACTTGGGAGCCTTTGCTTTAGAGTTTTTAACTTCAGTCCATTGCATCATGATAATACTCCATAAATAGCCAATAAAAACAAACCGCCCAAACCAAACACAAAACAAACCAGCACGCAAAAAAACACCCACGCCAATAACATGGCCACCGGTGTGGGCGGGATTCGTTCAATCATCTCTTGCTTCCTCCGCTATCCTCCTGCCGATCCACTGCATAACCGGCACCGCCATTGAATTGCCAAGCGCCTTGTATCGCGGCCCGTCTGGTGATTCAGTCTTCTTGCGCCAAGGTATATTGGTGTAACCATCTGGAAAGCCTTGCAGTCTTTCGCATTCTGTTGGCGTGAGCCGGCGCACGGCTGTTGATGTTGCCACCGCTGCCGTGGCGTTTCCGCTTTTGCTTCCGCTTCCTAATGCGTGAGTAGTGTTTTCGCTGCTGATTGGATCTTGTGTTGGATGGAAGGCTATCGCCACCGCTGTTTGATTATCGCCCATGTTTTTTCGTAGCGTGCCTGTGACCTCATTCGTGAAGCGGCTTTCGCCACCTTCTCGGCCTGCAATGCCTGGCTCAAAGGCGGTGGCAATTAGTCTGCCTGTGTATGCGTCTTGTCCTGAGTAACTGCCGGGGTGCGAGTCAGGGCATAAGGCACCAACAACTAAATGCTCTCCTCTGGAGCTTGGCACTCCTCCCGCACCACCGCTTCTAAGGCAGTTCGCAACATTGGTGGCAATTCCTTTCCCCTTTTCTCGGCTCGGCGCAGGATTCCGGCACACGCTTTCGCACTCAAAAAGAACCTTTGCGGCACGTTGCCAGTCTCCAAGACATCCGACAACGAAGACACGACGGCGCCGCTGGGCCAATCCGAACCACTGAGCGTCAAGCACTCGGTAGGCCCACCCATACCCCAGCTTTGCCAGCGCCCCGAGGAAGGTTCCAAAATCCCTTCCTCGGTTGGACGACAATACTCCGGGGACGTTTTCCCAAACGAGCCATCGAGGTTTAAATCGTTCAGCAATCGCCAAATAGGTGAGCATGAGGTTCCCGCGGGGGTCGTTAAGTCCTTGCCTGAGCCCTGCAACGCTGAACGACTGGCAGGGGGTTCCTCCGGCCAAAACGTCAATTGCACCAATTCTTCCACTATCCCACTCCCTATATTTCAGCATATCGCCTAGGTTTGGCGTTTCCGGGTAATGGTGCGCCAATACTGCTGACGGAAAAGGCTCGATTTCAGAATACGCCACCGCCTGCCAGCCTAGTGAATGCCACGCTACGGTAGCGGCTTCAATGCCCGAGCAGACGCTAAGATATTTCATCCGGTAGCCTCCACCATTGCTTGCCGTCTCGCTCCTCTTGTTCCACCCGGGCGCCTTCCTTGGCTTTATATAGCCGACTTGAACCGATGCCAGAAGCCTGAGCATCATTCCGGATTAGGGAAACTCGCTTCGGGCCCAATGCCAATGCCTCCCGTAACCAATCCATGTCGCCCCCCAGGTTTGCCGCGGGCCTGTCCGGTTCGCCGCCGGTGGCGTCGGCGCCTCGGGGCGGGTCCAAATCGTATTCGTTGCCGGCGCTGCCCATCGTCACCCCAAGCGCCGGCGGTTTCTTGCTGTTGGTTTTGCTTACTTGCAACCGGCGCCGATTCTCGGCTGTTGCGTCAGGGGCGTCAAGGTTAATGACCTGCCTTACTGCGCCAACAATCCGATTGCCCAAAACCTGCCCGCCACGGTTTAGGTGAGTGACCAGCACGATTGAAACGTTGGATCGGGTGGCGATCTCCGCTAGCGGTTTAAAAAACGCCTTGGCTTCCTCGGGCCTGCCCTGATTCCTATCGGTTGCGTTGCCGCACGTGTCCACAAACACCACCACCGGTTGCACTCGCCGGATTCGCCGCTCAAGCGCTGCGAGGTCTTCAATGCTGTCCAAATTGGTGCCGGCGTATGGGTTGGAGCGGTTGCCGTTAAGAACAATCGCTTCCGGTGCAAACCCGAACTCCCCCGGTATGGTCCCCAGTTCAGCCCATTGACTATCGGCTGCAATCCACATGACGCGAGAGCCCACCGGGTGCGTCGCCGGCGTTCCATCGGGCCACGGAAGGCCCAACCATAGGCGCCGTGCAATGTCGGCACATAGGCGAGTTTTACCAATGCCGGGGTCACTTGCCAAGCAGGTAAGCGTCCCGCGTTGAATCCACCCCGGCCAAGTCCACGTGATGGTTGCCTGAAGGGCGATAAGGTCCGCCGCGGTTGCGTCTGGGTCACCTTCCGGCGGTATATCCTCCGGCACTGACTCCGGCCCGAGGTACGATGCCGCGGGCCTTGGTGCAGGCCTTCCCGCGGGCTGGGCCTGCCTGCCGGCGCCAAGTAGCCGGCCAGTTTCCTTGGCGTTCTTCGCCGCGCTGCTAATCTTGTGCGCCAGTTCCGGCTCTGTCCACGGTGGCGCGCAAGTCTGATTCCATTCTCGAAGCAAGGCTAGCGCTGTCTCCTGATCTAGCCCGAAGCCTTCCA